CTTGTTTACTAGTTCTGAGCTGGCCTTGATATTTTACTATGCTTTGGTTGTTGATGATGAAGAGCTTAGTCGTCAATTAAGCGTGACGTCATTCTGTATAAATCTAGATCCTTCTTTTCTGTTGCTGACGGAGCATAATAGTTGCTTTCTGAATGCCGAATACCAACACCTTAAACACAGCCCGCTTCGGCGGGCTTTTTCATGCCCGGAGGAAAGCATGGGCGCAGTTCACCAGCACCTGACCGGCCGCAAGGGCGGCAGTAGCAAGCCGAAACAGCCGGTCGAGGCACCCGACAGCCTGCGCTCGGTCGCGACGGCCAAGATCCTGCTCGCCGTGGGCGAGGGCGAGTTCGCCGGCGTTCCGAGCGAGCGCGATATCTACCTCGACAACACCCCACTGATGGACCCGAGCGGTAACCTGAACTTCCCCAACGTTAAGTGGGAGTGGCGCGCGGGGGCGGTGGACCAGGACTACATCCCTGGCATTCCTGCGGTTGAGAACGAGACGTCTGTCAACGTCGAGTTGCGCAGCGATACGCCCTGGGTGCGCTCGCTGAGCAATACCCAGCTTTCCGCAGTGCGTCTGCGCTTCGCCTGGCCAGCGCTCCAGCAGCAGGACACCAACGGCAACATCGGCGGGTACCGGATCGAATATGCCGTAGATCTGGCCACCGACGGCGGCGCCTATCAGGAGGTGCTGCGCGAGGCCGTCGATGGCAAGACCACCACCCGCTACGAGCGTTCCCGCCGGATCGACCTGCCGGCGGCCACCAATGGCTGGCAGGTGCGCGTCCGCCGCCTGACGCCGAACCAGAACAACAACCGCATCGCCGACACCATGCTGATCGCCGGCTACACCGAGGTGATCGACGCGAAGCTGCGCTACCCGAACACGGCCCTGCTGTACGTCGAGTTCAGCGCAGAGCAGTTCAGCAACATTCCGGCTGTCACAGTCGACTGCCGCGGGCGGAAGGTCCAAGTGCCGAGCAATTACGATCCGGAGACCCGGGCCTACCTCGGTATCTGGGACGGCACGATGAAACAGGCCTGGACCGATAACCCGGTCTGGCACACCTACGACATCGTGACCAACGATCGCTTCGGTGTGGGTAAACGCATCAAGGCCTGGATGGTAGACCGTTGGGAGATGTACCGGATTTCCCAGTACTGCGACCAGTTGGTGCCGGACGGGAAGGGCGGCCAGGAGCCGCGACACACCTGCAACCTGAACCTGCAAAGCCGCGCCGGGGCCTGGGAGCTGCTGCGTGACCTCACCGCGATCTACCGTGGTATGGCGTACTGGGCCCAGGGCCAACTGAAGATCCAGGCGGATATCCCGCGCGCCACCGACGTCGATTTCGCCTACACCCGGGCCAATGTCATCGACGGCCGCTTCAGCTACGGCTCGGCCAGTGAGCGTACTCGCTACAGCCGCGCCTTGGTCAGCTACGACAATCCGGCGAACAACTACGACACCGACGTGGCTGTGGCCACCGATAAGCGCCTGCAGCGGCGTTACGGCGACAACCCGGTCGAGGTGGCAGCCATCGGCTGCACCCGCGAGAGTGAGGCCCAGCGGCGCGGAAAATGGGCGATCCTGACCAACAGCCAGGATCGCACGATAACGTTCCGTACCGGGATGGACGGAGCAATTCCGCTGCCGGGATGGGTGATTCCGGTGGCTGACGCGCTGCTGGCTGGACGGGAGATTGGGGGGCGGTTTCTGCGGTTGCTGGCCGAGTGATCACCTTGGATCGCGATACCCAGGCAAAGGCTGGCGACCGGCTGCTCCTGAACCTGCCCAGCGGTAAGGCTGAGGCGCGAACCGTGCAGTCGGTCGCCGGGCGCGCGGTGACCGTGACGACAGCCTACAGCGAGACCCCGCTACCGGAATTGGTCTGGACCCTCGATGCCGACGACCTGGCGGTGCCGCTCTACCGTGTGATGAAAGTCAGCCAGCCGGAGCGGGGTGTCTTCGAGATCACCGCTCTGCAGTACGAGCCCGGGAAGTTCTCAGCGATCGACACTGGTGCCAAGTTGGAGAGCCGGCCGATCAGCGTTATCCCGATCACCACCGTGGCGCCGCCGGCGAGCGTCACGCTGACCTCGCACTACCAGTTCGATCAGGGGTTGGCGGTCAGCACGATGACCATCGCCTGGCCTGCTGTAGAAGGGGCGGTGGCATACGACGTCGAGTGGAAGAAGGATAGCGGCAACTGGATCCGCCTGCCGCGTGCCGGCACGACCAGCGTCGATGTGACCGGCATCTACGCAGGTGGCTATCTGGCGCGAGTGCGTGCGGTGTCGGCCTTCGACATCACGTCGGTCTGGAAGAGTTCGATCCTGACACAACTCAGCGGCAAGACCGGCGCGCCGCCGGCGCTGGCGTTCCTGCGTACCACCAGCGGACCGTGGAAGATCGGCCTGGAGTGGGGATTCCCGGCCAGTGGCGCGGCGGACACCGCCTACACCGAGATCCAACAGTCGGTTACCCCCGGCGGCAGCGAACAGAACGCAACTGCCCTGGGCTTGTTTGCCTACCCGACCGACACCCACACGCTGACCTCGCTCGCGGCCGGCGCTCGCTTGGCCTTCCGCGGGCGGCTGATCGACAGGACCGGCAACGTCGGCCCCTGGTCGGCCTGGGTCGACGGCATAAGCTCGACGGATGCGAGCGAGTACAACGAGCTGATCACCAAGGAGTACGTCGAGTCCGCCCTGGGCGAGCAGTTCTTCGCCGACATCGATCAGATGCAGGTCGATATCAGTGGCCTGCAGGACCAGATCGACAATCTGACCGATGTGCTGGCCTACGACCCGACGAAGACCTACGCGCAGAACGATATCGTGCGGGTCGGCAACCGGCTGTATCAAGCGAAGCAGGCGGTGCCGCTCAACGCCTCGCCGCCGAACGCGACCTACTGGGCCGACATCGGACAGTCGATCGAGACGGCCAACGGCCTGGCCCAGCAGGTGGCCACCAACACCGCGGACATCACCGAGCTCGACGGTAAGGTCGAGGCGGCTGCTTCGAGCCTGGATGTTCTGCAGGCTGCTGCCCGCCGGGAGCCCGCGACGGGAGAGAAGGCGGATGCGCTGAAGGGCTGGGACACCATTGCTCGAGCCGCCACCGAAGTCACCGTGCGGGCGAACGAGGACGAAGCGCAGGCGAAGCGGACGAGCTTGCTGGAGGCGCGGACCGAGACGGCGGAGGGCAGGATCGCCACCGTGGAGTCGGTCGTTGCGTCGAACAATGCTGTAACCGTCCAGCGATTGGATCAGATCACCGGCCAGGTTGCGAGTAACGCCTCGGCGATCAGCACCGAACAGACCGCCCGTGCCAACGCGGACAGCGCCCTGGGGCAGCGGGTGGATACCGTCAGTGCGCGCACCGATACCAACGAGGCGAACATCCAGACCACATCTCAAGCGGTTACCTCGCTGGATGGTAACGTCAAGGCGCTCTACAGCGTGAAGCTCCAGGCGCATGCCAATGGCCAGAAGTACGCCGCTGGCTGGCAACTGGGCTTCGACAGCGGTACGAGCGTGACGACCATGGCGTTCCAGGCTGATCGGTTCCTCTGGTTCAACAGTTCCAGCGGGCAGACCGTGGCGCCGGTCTCGATCGTCGGCGGGCAGATGTTCATCAACAACGCGATGATCCAGGACGGTTCGATCACCAACGCGAAGATAGGCAACGTGATTCAGTCGACCGCCCTCGGTGCCAACGGCGAGCCGCTCTGGAAGCTCGACAAGAGCGGGGCTCTTACACAGAACAGCGCTACGGGCGGGGGCTTCATGAGGCAGACAGCGGAGGCCACCAAGGTCTACGACGCGAATCTGGTGGTGCGGGTACAGATCGGGAATCTCGACGTATGAGCTACGGCATCCGCCTGAGAAATGCGGCCGGCTCCATCCTGATGGAGCTCACCGGCCAATCGGCGCGTACGGTCTACCGGCAGTCGCTCGGCGCCATCACCAACGGGATGACGGTGACGGTTCCGGGTTTTGATCCTGCGCGCGGTGTTGTGTTCATCATTGCGAGCGGAAACGCATTCGGTGAAGTGCCCCTATACACAATTTCCGGAAACGTGGTGACGTTCCACTGGAACGGTTCATCCGGAACAACCTATGTACTGCATGCGGTGATGTTCTCATGAGCTATGGGGTATTAATTCGGGGGAACAGCGGGCAGACAATTATCGATGACTCGAACCCGTGTATTCACATTGCGGCATCAGGAACATACGGCGTACAGACCACTAGCGAAACTATCGTAAGCTACCCATCTGCGATCCAGTCCCCGTACGAGCCGTATGTGTACTTTAGGCCTAATGGTCCGCATCAGATATACCTATTCAGGCATATCGGCAGTCCAGGGAACTGGACTGGATTCGCCTTCTGGCAGAGCATCTATCGAGACGTCGATCCTCCTGTCTACGGCGGAAAGTGGAAAGCTGGCGCGGTCATGTTGCCGAAAACCGGTGGGTGGGGAATGCAGGTTTTCGACACCCAGTCGCGGGTGATGTTCGACAGTAACCGGGACATCGTTCGCTATCTCGGTGGTGCGCAGGTTTGGAATAAATATGCGTATAACCCGAACTGGCCTGGCGGTTTGGCGCTGCAGACGTGGTATTTGCCGTTCCCCTACGGAACTGAGGCTTACTTTCAAGTAAGCCACTTCAATGTAAGCGCATTTATCACTGCTGAGGCTCCGCGTATTGGGTTTCTTGAGAACTCAATGAGCTTGATATTTGTGTCATCAATTGTTCAAGCGGAAACTAATCAGCAATTCAATTGGCCGCTCATTGCAGTAGCATAAATATATCTGGAGGACTATATGGCTTGGTATTCCACAGGCACGGTCGCTGTCACGCTGAATTCGCCGACAGTCACCGGCACTGGGACCACATTCTCCGCGAACGTCCGGGTCGGCGATGCTTTTCGCGGCCCCGATGGTCGTTGGTACGAGGTCACAAACGTGGCCAGTTCGACGGTCATCTCGATCAAACCCAACTACCAGGGCAGCACGTCCAGCGGCCAGTCCTATGCGGTGGCGCCGATCCTGGGCTACGACAAGGACCTGTCGGATCGATTCAACCTGATCGCCAACCAGTGGGGGGCAACCCTGGCGGGGATCAAGCCCTGGGCGCTTTCTGCAAATGCGGCGGCAGCACGGGGGGATCTCGGCCTCGGCAGTGCGGCGGTACGGGAGGCACTTGGTGGTTCGGGCGCGCTGTACTCGCGAGACAGCATTCTCGGCGCAGTCTCTCAGGCGAGCGGCATACCGTCTGGTGCGATCATTGAGCGCGGCGCGAATGCAAATGGCGATTACGTGCGATATGCCGACGGAACACAGATGTGTTGGTTCAACGCCAGCGTTACTGATCAGGCGATTGATGTCCCATATGGAAGTCTGTTTACCGGAACCCGTTCGTGGTCGTTTCCTATCGCCTTCTCCGGCAGCCCAACCGTGAACCCCGGCCTATTTCGCTGGGGGACTGGAGCAGGCTGGGGCACTGTTGGCGGTATCGCAAGCGCGACGGCGGCTACGTTGCGCGGATTTGACATTGTTTCGCGCGCGGCTGGAACAGCGACAGTGATCTCGGCATCCGCGATGGGGAGGTGGTTCTGATGAACTTCTTGCTTGTTCTTTCGCCGCAGTATGGTCCCGCAGAATTTGGCGACTACACCACCGTCTCGGTTTCCGGCGGCGTGCTTACCGTCGAGGGTCGTGACTATGCGTTCCCCGACCTCGCCGACGGCGCCGAACTCACGATGGAGGACTTCGCCGATCCATATCCCGTCTACCAGGTTCGGCGGCGAGGCGACACGATTTCGGTGTGGATCATCTACAGATATCCGGCGGGTGCGACCCATGCTGCCAGATACCCTGAGCCTGTTCCCGTTCCGGGGGATTTCGACGGGCCTGTTGATCTGCCGACCTGACAAACCTATCGACGAACGAAAGCCCGCCCTGCGCGGGCTTCGTCGTTTCTGGAGCTCACATGCCTATCACTGAGCAGCAACTGCTGCAGATACTCCCGAACTCCGGCCCTCGAGCCGGCGTTTTTGTTGGTGCGCTGAATCGCGGGATGACGCGCTTCGGTATCACGTCGCCTGTGCGAGTCGCCGCGTTCCTCGCCCAGGTTGGCCACGAAAGCGGCCAGTTGACCCGCTTGGTGGAGAACCTCAACTACAGCGCCCGTGGCCTGGCTGCGACCTGGCCGAGCCGGTACCTCGGCGCCGATGGCCAGCCCAACGCCCTGGCGCAGCGCCTGGCGCGCAACCCC